GCCATATCATAGGAAAGCTGAGTAAGTCCTTCAGACATCTTTAAGGATTCCTGTGCTGTTAATCCCATACTGGTTAACATAGAATTATAGGTAGCTACATTTTTTCTAACATTATATGCATTAAGTCCAAGAGCCTTTGAAGTTTCCTCTGACCACTTTCTAGCATCACTAGCCATAGATCCCATGGCCACTTCAAAGAGATTTTCAGATTCCACTGCATCCATAGCCATTTTTGTTGCAGCAGTTCCTATTCCAACTAAAGGAAGTGTTACAGCAGTAGAAAGTTTACTTCCAACTGAGGACATCTTCTCTCCTACAGATTTCATCTTTTCTCCTGCACTATTCATGCTTTGAGAAAGCTTATACCAAGCCGAGCTTTTTTCCTTGAGTTCTCTTGTTGCTTCTTTCAGCTCATTCTCCATTTTATTTAGTTCTGCAGTAGCATAATTAAGCTTGATTTTTAGATTTTCAGTAGCTTTTGCATCTTCGCCCTTTGTTTCTACACTCTTTTGGTATGCTTTTTCTAATGCTGAAATTTTATCCTTCTGAAGTTCTATCTGTTTATTTAAAGTATCTGCTTTCAGCCTTAGACCTTCTTCAGATTTACCAAAGTCACCAAGCTTAGAAGAAGCTGCTGCAAATTCACTTTGAACAACCTTTAGACTTCTTTGTATTTTGGCAACACCTTCCTGAAAGCCTCTATCATCAAGACCTACCCTTGCAACTACGGTATTTGCATCTCTTGCCATCATCTCACCTCCCTGCTAGAAAACAATGTTATCTATATAATCAAGTTCTTCATGATCTTCTATTCCATTAACTCTTTTGTATACATTGAATAGTGCTTGTAATTTCTTAGGTGTGCTTTTCCAAAACTGCTCCTCAGTCATTTTCAAAAGATTTGTTCCCAAATAAAAGAGCCACTCCCAATCCCAGCTTTCTTGATTGGTGTGGCTTTCTATTCCCCCATATTTTCTTCTGTTACCTCTGGCATAGCCATATTTAATGCTTCATTAATAGCTGTACCTAATCTCTCCATATCATTAAGTGTAAGCATTCTGCCTACTTCTTTAAGAGTTACACTTTCATTCTCAGCTTTAATTGCTGAATATATCAGTGCCCTAATTGCTTTAATCTTTCGGTTCTGTAAGTCTTCAAAGGCTTTATTAATATCACCATAGACCTCTTCTAACTCACAGAAGGTGTTCATATCAAATTTAAGTTCATAATCTTTATTTCCAATATTGATTTTAATGCCTTTGTTTTTAAGTTCTGATGCTTTCAAATAATCAGCTCCTTTCTGATTTTAGACAATAAAAAAGGACTTACCATTTCGGGTAAATCCATACCAATAATTATAAGCTATGCTTCCTTTGCTGCCGCAACCTCTTCAACTGAAGTAATATTTTCATATTCTCTACATTTTACTTCTAATAATTCATAGTTACAGCATCTTTTTTTAAGATTTGAATTTGCATTGTTTTTTACTATACTGTACAACACTTTTGCCTTTTTTCTTATCTTTTCATGATTTGAATTTATAAATTTAGCCTGATCTCTTAGTAAATTTTTGTATTTTTCATCGCTTATACTCTCTATATCTATTCTAATTATCTCGCTATCTGGTACAGGTATCATATTATTTAAATTTATAACACCTAAATATCCTTTATCAATCTTAAAAATGTCAGGAGCCTTTTCACTTATTTTTTCATATTTTTTCTTAGGAGATGATAATGGTGCATAATATTTTTGATTATTTATTTCAAATACAACACCTATATATCTTCTTCTTTCCTCTTTATTTTCTCTAACCACATCATCAAAATTCCTCAAGTATTCTACATATTGATTAGTAATTGAGCATATGTAAATTCTGTTACCCATTTTAATCCCCCTGACATTAAAATAGAGTAGCAACTTGGCTACTCTACATACTCTTTTAACTCCTCATTTATACGGCTGAGGTTTTACCGGCTTTTTCAACTCCCCATTTTATGGTTGGGGTTTAACCATCTCTTTTAACTCCTCACTTATACGGTCGAGGTTTTACCGACTCTTTTATCTAATATTATTATACACATTAAAATTAATATTAACAACAATTTTTTAAAATTTTTATATCATTATGAGGAAGTCACAGGCTCTTCAGGAACAGCATTAAACCACGAACTAATAATTCCTGCATCTACTCCTTCAGCATCCTCATCACATATAAACCTGTAGTTACCATCAAAGTCCCTAGAATAGAATTTTCCTTTAAGCTTTGCACTCTGAGCCTTTGGCTTTTCTGCTTCAGTATCATATTCATCTGCTGCAAGTTCAAACTTTCCTTTTAAAAGCCATACATATCTATACTTTCCGTTGTTCTTTTTTGATTTAAAACCAAGTGCTATAGTTGGTGGCATATCATCCTTGTTTTCAATAAGAACTCCTTTTACAACCTTTGCTCCCTGCAGTTTTGCTCTGCTTGTAAGTGATAGCTGATTAACTTCTATTTCAACATCTACACCTTCAAAAGCAGTTATAATATCTTCTACAGCATCATCAGAATAAATATTATCTGAATTTGATTTTGGAGAAAGCTTTGCACTTATTGCTCTTTCTAGCTTTATTGGTGGATCATATGTTGTTGCTGTTGCATCATCTGTTTTTAGGATAGCTATATGAATATCTCTAAGTCCTATCTGTCTAGCCATTTGAATCACTCTCCATTTCTTCTAAATAATAAAATTTAAGACCTTTATGATAGATTTTTGTATCTTCTTCATAAAGGTCTATTTCATTTAATCTTTTGAACCCTGCTTTAAGCAAAAGTTCTTTTATATTTTTAACTACCTCTGTGTAATCAGCCTTTGACCACACATCCACTTGGATATAATGTGCTGTTAAGCTTTCCTCATCATCTTCATATTCTTCACCTGCAGTTAAATACTCATGAAAAGTAATATAGGTTTCTTCTTTACCGCTGTACTTTTGAAAAGCTACTGGAATTTTAAGCGGCTTTAAGGTATCTATAATCAATTTATTTATCATTCCTCAAGACCCCTTTGCAGTTCTTCCATAATAATGTTATTTATCTCTCTTTTATTCTCAAGTACAGATTTCTCTGCCCAATGCTGTGCTGGAATTTTACTTGTCCCAAATTCAGTAAATTTTGAATAAAAAAATTCTGAATTGTCTCCTTTATTAGGACCTATTTCAATAAAGTCCACACCATTTTCTTTTTCTATATTTGAAACCTTTATATTATCAGCCATATGTTTTTTACTTAAATTTGACCTTGGAGCATTTTTCTCCATGCTGTCTTTCACCAAGTTTCCAGCCTTATCAAGAGCTTTTTTCTTTATTATTTCACCTTTAGCACCAAGTTTATTAACTCTATCTATAAGCTCCTGCATTCCTTCAAGTTCTATTTTAGCCACTGTTATCAACCTCCATAGCCTTGATTTCTATAAATTTATTGGCATATTTTATGTTATCGATAAATGTTATATCGTACTGCTTTCCTTTAAATAAAATCCTCATTGCTGTTTCAATATTTGGCACATACCGTATAGTAAATTTAACAGTATTTTCAGCTTGAACAGCTGCTGCCGCAAAATATTCTCTGCCATGAAGATTTGTAACAGCCGCCCATAGCTCTTTAAAATCTGCCCAAGTTTCAGTTTCAAAGCCATTCTCATCTGTTTGAACTGTATTTTTCTGCAATTTTATTCTATGTCTTAAATCTTCAGCCTTCATATTGGAATCACCCTGTTCATAGAAAGAAGAGCATTTCTTGCTTCCTCTAACTTTGTTTTTTCCTCTGGTCTGTAGTCATCATAAAGAAGTTTCATTTGAAGAATAATTGCCCACTTCACAGTTTCAGGAACTTTATCCGGAGTATCTCCATAACCTGCAATTAATCTTACTCTCACTGCATTTACTGACTGAAGCTCTAATGTAGGCCAATGCTTTCCTCTATTTAAAACAGCCCTGCCTACAAAACCATCTAAATCTGAAATATAATTGTTTTCATCAAATAAATATTCCTGTCTGTTTGCATCATAATACTTTATGCTTTCTACCTTTTGCACCGGAGAACAGTTATAAAAGATTATAGCGTTTCCTTGTGGAAAGCTGTCAAGCACTAATTCCAAAGTCTGGGTTATATATTTTCTGTTTTGATAATTTTCACAATACTCTCTTGCCTGCTTTATAAGGCTCATAATTAGAATATCATCATCATTACCATCAACTCTCAAATGATTTTTTGCTTCCTCTAAAGTTATTGGTTCAACTATTGGCGGAGTTATTATTTTAATTGCCATTTTATCACCTCAAAAAGAAAAGGAGCACTAAGGCTCCTTGATTTAACTGCTGTATCTGCTGTCTATAATAACATCTGCACTTGCAAAATTAGCTGCTTGAGAACTTGCCCCGATTTTAATTCCGATACAAGTAAATCCTTCATTTATATCAAGCTTTGCAGGATCTATTTGAAAAACAATCTGCTTATTTCCTGCTGTTTCTTCTACTGTATATCCTGCTCCATCTGTTTTTAATAAAGTATCTGCATTCGTATTCTCATTTGCCCATACTGGTACACTGCTGATTAATGCCTTTGAATCTGTTCCTTGTGTATCTTTTGCCTGATATATGGATATTTGTGTTTCATGAGCTGCTGCTTGAGTAAGATTTACAATTACTACAGCATTTACTGCATTTTTTAAATTTACATATCTGCTTTCTATACCTTCATTTGTTGTCTTTGGTGAAATTATCTGTATTACTTTATATTTTTCAATAAACATAATTTTACCTCCTACCTATCTGCTAAAGTTACAAATGGACTTAGTGGGTTTGCACCCTTGTAAGGCATAATTGGCTTATTCTTATACGGCATTCCATTAAATTTATAGATGAATCTAAATACCTGCTCATCATATAAAAATCTTACATGGATAGAAACATCAGAAGTTAAACCTTTTTTATCTATTCCAATGTACTGTGTTGGATCTGCTAAAATAATATCTCCTTTTTTACCAAGAGGGGAGCACTGCTCTATTGGAATAATTGGTCTATTAAGTAAGGTACTGTACTGTGAAGTTGCAGCACCTCCAGAAGGCATAAACACAGGTGCTCCACCAGTTCCAATATTAAGAGCCATAGTGTAAAGCTGTGGCTCTATCTCTTGATTTATATACCATACTGCATTTGCTCTAAGTCTTGCAGGCATTGAACTCCACATTTTAAGTATATTTTCATACTTTATTGTTCCTGCCGCTTGGTCTTTTTCTTTAGGTACAGTAACTAATGCATCAGAATTTAATATTCCAAGAGGCATTCCTACACCCGTACCATTAATTATTGCATCATCTATTTTAAAACTCATTTCATCAGCATAAGCCTGTCTTACTATAGCCTCTAAAGCTGTATTATCCTGAAGAAGATCATCAGTTACATAGCAAAGTGCTAAAAGTTTTTGAAGGGACATTTCAATTTCCCTGAACTTTGGCTTGCTCTGAGCTGCAGTTTCAGCTTCAGCTACCCAGTAAGCCTGAACACCTCCCCATCTTGAGCCATTGGCTCTACTGTTTTCATCAATTCCAAGTGCTCTAAGCCTATTGGTATTAGCTCCTATAGGAATCATTCTTATTCTGTTTGCCACCTGACTTT